AGCCATAGCACCACGTTATTATAGCACGCCAGGGTAGGGGGCTTTATAGCAACGCTGGTCCCATAGCAACATAGAACATCCACGAAGCGCGCTAGTTTCACTGCGGATATATAATCCTCGCATATAGCAAGCGTTCCCGACGAATTGCCATGGCACTTTATAATGTCATAATGTCGTATATCCTTTAACTTGTGTGTGACATACTTTGGGACACTCTCTGGGAATTTTCGAGATTGGTACCCCACGATTCTGTCGTCACTAAACATGGGCAGCACTATTGCTTGCTTTGACTTACTGTAGTTAATCATTCGTTCCTGTATCTCATTGGATACAATCCCGAAACCCATCACCCATATAGCGGCCTTGTGGTCCCATTCTCGCAGCGCGGTAGTGCAATCGCTTGGCAAAGATATCGCTTCCCCGGTTTCGCCAGGGTAAACGCCTCCAGGGCGCCGCATCCTTTCACGGATAGATGCAGCGTCTTTATAGGAATCTGCTAGTCGAAGAGAGCCCTTAAGGCCGCAATGAAAGCAATTATATAGAACCCTGTCCCCATCGGTTTTGATGTATAGCCTACGATTAGCGTGCCCGCTCTTGCAGTGTGTTATGGATACCTGCTCCCCATCCCTAGGGGCAGAATCAATTATCAATTGCCTATCGCTAGGCTCCAGTCTATTCATACTCACTCGCGTAGTACTTGTCCATCTCCCCAAGATACTCTCGGAGTGCTTCTAGAATCTCATCTTCTATGTGCATCCTTAATCCGTCTGGGATATTGTCGGAGTCTGTCACGTTCTCATCCTCATCCTCTACACGAAACGAACAACTAAACTCCCCGAGCGCATCTAAATCAGAATCTGCATTCCACAGCATTTGCGTAGGCTCTCGATACTCGTAGTTAATATCGAACACGATATATTCGATGCCACGATACCGGGTAAAAAATGAATCAATCATTATGCTATCACTCCCCATTGTGCGGCCCTGCTGCCGCGATTCCTTCGAAGTTTTTGCTTCGTTCTTTCCATCTCGTAGGACTCGGTCCTAGTTTATTCTGTCCGCTATCGGTTTGATTACTCCAGCGTTTCCTACCGTCTACGATTCGAGGCTCTATATAGTGCGTTGCCTGTAGCAATGGTAATCCTTTAAGCCATAGACAGGTACGCTTGCTCGCATCGTGCCCGTACTCGTACGGTTGTATGATCTGGTCTGGCTTGCGGATTCTACTGAATATCACACTAACGGGATTCTCGATAGCAATGCGAGGAACGGGAGCATCCATTAGTAAGCGCACAAACTCTAAAGCGTCCTCCGTAAATTGTGGGTCGCGTATGCCACGCGTAGTCCAGTGCATCCCCGAAACGCTGAGGTAAGTGCATGGTGGATGCGCAATCAACAAGTCCCACCGATTAGGCTCTAGCAAGTCTCGAACGTCCCCGGTGTAGTGATGCAATCCAGTGTCGCTAGGTCCGCCAAGCGGCGCGTGATCCTCCAACAAGTCGCAAGACATAGCGTCATGCCCTAACTTTTTGAAAGCGTCACGGACTGTGCCGCTGTGCTCGCATGCTACCAGTACACGCATGGTGTATCCTCCCGTCTAGCTCTCTTATACTCTTGCCTAATTATAGCCTCTAAGGGCTCGCACGTTCCCGACACTAGGGGAACACTCGGGAGCCTTAGCAATCCTCTGCCAACGTAACACTGCCAACCGTTGCAATCCTCGATTACGAATCCGCCATAGCGAGCCGCATAGAATCGGCGCACGCTGTGGCCTAGGCGTAACTCTACCGTGTCACCTTTAGTGACAATCCGCGCGCGAGTCTTCATCTCTCTTTCCTTCAATTCATTGTTGAAGTGCCGCAAGCAATCCACAGCATGCCACACCATACCGCCACGAATAGGACAGCCGCGACAGCCTCCGAGAGTATGGCCTTAACTTTATCCATGGGCCACAGCCTCTCGATGCACCCTACGCGCTTTTACCCCATGTGCTTGGATTACGATAGAAGAATGGCCACGGCCAGCCATACCCGAACACGCGCGACAGGATGCACAATCCGTTTTGAATCCGGCCTCTTTACTTGCTGGACACACGCGCTCGCTCGCGTCTTGTTCCTTATTGCCAACAGGCGCAACGCGAAACGTACGCCATCCGTTACCGCGTGCCGAGTGCATATCGGGGACAGTTTCAACGCTTGCCATGACCAGTGGCCGCAACGCTTGCACATTGATTGCTAGCGGTCCACCCTGGGCACCGTGTTGGTGCGTGTAACCTGTCCATCCTTTTGCGTGCCTAATCAAGCGCCACCATATTACAGCGGGGACCGCTGCAGGGTCACCGTATGATCCTACGCGCACTACTCTACCCTGTCCGAGTGCTGGCAAGTCTTCCATGGGTTCACTGCCATATGCACCACGATGGTATGCGCGGTATATGCTCAAAGGTGCTTGGTATACTTTGACATAGCACGCATTCCTGTGGACTGGTCGCAATGGACACTCCCCGCACACGCTCGCATCGTCGCCAGTCTTTAGGGCTTCATGCGGCGCTATATCCTCGCGCAGAATCCATGTTTGAAGCATCGCTCCCGTTTTGCTATTAGCAGACGAGTCCGCCAAGCCCGTGACGATTGCAATTATAGGCTTCCCGTCAATCATAGACGGGCCGCGATAAAGGATTGCGCCGTTCGGTGGTGTGCTTTTCATGGTGTTGTGTGCCTTTAGATTTTCGAGTGCAGTTTAATAATCCCCCACAGCGTAACCGTGGGGAAAATGATTAGGATAAACAGGTCGGCGAGCGTCATGTTAGCGGTACCAGTAATACCCGCCATCTAAATCAATTGATGAATAATCCGCCCGCATGTTGCGTGCCGTGGCTTCCCAGTCTATTTCCACCCAATGGGGCAAGCCCCTAGGGATGGTGCCACAGTCCTCTAACAATTCTTGGCAATGCTGAGTGAAGTATTCGTCCGCTATGAGGACGGCCGGATACCAGTCCCCTCGCCAGTGCTCATCTCCACCTTCCCCGCGCAAGTCTTCCAGAATTGCCATGATTTCCGAGCGCTCCAAACGTTCCTCGCCGTGCTCGGATTCCTCTATCTCTTCGAATCGGTCCATTAAATCGCGCACGCTGATTGTGTACTTGCCCAAAATGTATTCAAGTTCCGTTGCCATTGTATGTGCTCCTGTGTGTCTGTGTGTGTCTGTTAGAACGAAAACGCCTTAAAGGTCATCACGGCCAGTAAAACGACAAACTGCCCGCAGATGATGATACTGAAAATTGTGTGTCCGAGTTCGCTATTCTTGCTCATGTGTCGATGCCTCGTGTTGCGTTGCGTCATAATTTCAAACCCTGTTCTCGCACTATACGCTTCGGATTCGGCTTGAATATCCCCCATTTGGGGTATATAAGCCCAGAGAATTGTTAAGATACCCCTCCAGGATTGTGGCAATACTCACTCACGCTCTTATAAGGTGTGAAACCCTTTCAGGCTCGCTGTGTTGACAGGTGGTGAGCCCCTGTCCTATTGGGTGCAATTGGATGAGGAAACAGGGGGAGAGTGACAGGGGGGGAGTGTGTGTACAGTGTGTGGATGGTGGTGCCGCTCTTTATCACCTCGCGTCAAGTGCCACCAAGATTACCCTAATCCCTATAAGGTAATGGGGTAAATGGGGGTATATACCACACTGTGATTGTGGATTATGCGGAGTGATTCTCGATTGCAGAATGAGAATGATTAGTACTTGCATCCAGGATTGCAACGTGACTGCAATTGTGACTGAGAAAGATTCTCAAGCTGGAAGTGATAACTGTTCTCATCTAGGGTGGGGGTGGTCCCCCCAAGGGGGGTACTGTAAGTGTGACAATACGTCACGACTTACAACAGAAATTGAAATGAAAAGTGTAGTATTTATCCTACAATAAAGGAGGGTGACAATTTGTCCCTATCCCTGGGTATATGGGATAGAGTTCCCGATTTACTAGGTTGACCTACTAAATTTGATAGAGGTTACTTAGTAAGTATAGTAGTTATATATATATATTATAATTATATATATATTTAATATATTATATATATATATATATTAATATATAATTTAAAATACACTAATTCTCCAGCCCTGTCAACCCATACGGGCTGGGTAATAGTAATAAGAACTATTCTTATTGACTTTACCAGCTAAGAGATGGTATAATATTACCCAAGATGAACACTATTAAGGTTCTTGGGTATACCTACACTGTCCAGCAAACGAAACCACCTGAGGGTATTCCCAGCGATTCCTTTGGAGGGTGTGACTTTGCGAATGGAACTATCTACTGTTCCAAAGACATACCCAGAGACTTGCAAGAGAGCACTCTGTTGCACGAAATAATCGAGGCTTTGAACTACCACTTGGAGTTAGGGCTGAAACATCCTCAAATCACAGCCTTGGAGTCAGGGCTTTACCAAGTTCTAAAAGACAATGGGATTATCAGCAGCGATAGACTTACCTTCCTCACCACCAGCAATGACTAATCCTAAGTTCGAGGAACTAGCGCAAGTCTTGGAACCAGGTGAAGTACGAATGGCTACCGTAACGGTACCAGCTAAGGCCCCAAGGAAGACGTACAAGAAAGCCAAGACTCTCTACAAAGAATTCATGCTTGCCAAGAGCGAAAAGACGTTCTTGAAGCACCTCCCGAAGATAGCTGAAGTAGCGTGTATGAAGGCTCTCGAAGGAGACATAAGCGCAATGAAACTGGTCTTGGATAGACTGGTACCAGTACAAAAACCAACGGACGGAAGTAAAGACCCTAGTGGCAGTAACAAGGCCATTAACATCATCATCAACGGTTCAGCTACCATAAGCCCAGCTGAAGATATCCCGGTTGAAGGGGAATTTAAGGAGATAGAAGACGATGAACAAGGCGAATCAGACGGCGGAAGCGAAGAACAAGGCGGACGCGATGGCGATTGACGGTTCAACGGCCCGTGACTATGCAGCGGCCAAGATTGTGGGCTCCCAGGACGGCCACAAGAAGGGTGACAAGGAAGGCGGAAAGTAAATTTTGGACATATCCTTTAACCTGCACCAGGCGCAGCTGGAGATTTTTGAGAGTCCAGCGCGGTTCAAGGTCGTAGCAGCAGGAAGACGCTTTGGAAAGAGCTATCTTTCTGCTGTTATGCTCTTAATTGAGGGGTTAAAGAACGAAAACAAGTACGGATACAAGCTCGGAAAGGACAAATCGGTGTACTACGTTGCACCAACCTTCCAGCAAGCCAAGGATACTATGTGGGTTCTGCTCAAAATCCTTGGAGAAAAAGTAATCAGCGAGACTTTGGAGAATACCGGAGTCATAAAGCTGGTAAATGGCAGAACAATTCACTTGAAAGGCTCCGACAGACCAGATACCCTACGCGGAGTAGGGCTTAGTTTTGTCGTATTGGACGAATACGCGTCCATGAAACCTACTGTGTGGGAGCAAATCTTGCGTCCTACCCTGTCTGACGTAAAAGGAAGCGCCCTTTTCATTGGTACACCAGCTGGTAAGAACCATTTTTACAAGCTGTACCAAGATATGAGCAAAGACCCCAATGCGCAGGTGTTCAGTTACAAGACTTTGGACAACCCGCACATTGACCAAGACGAGATTAAGCACGCCAAGCGTCACAGCAGTGCCGCCAGCTTTAAGCAGGAGTTCGAGGCTTCGTTTTCTACGTCGGGTGGTAGTACCCTAAGCCCCGACCTCATAGAAACCGCTGTAGAGCCTCAGGATGGCGATTACTACATATGCGTAGACCCTGCTGGGTTCGAGGCTATGGCTAAGTCGGATAGCAAGTATGCTCAGCTAGACGAAACGGCGATAGCGATTGTTAAGGTAGGTACGTCTGGGTGGTGGGTAGCTGACATAATGCACGGCAGGTGGGACGTTCGAGAGACTTCGGTGAAGATTCTCCGGGCGGCCCAGAACTACAGGCCAAAAGCATTGGGTATCGAGAAAGGGGCTTTGATGAACGCCCTTCTTCCGTACATGAAAGACCAGATGCAGCGCCTGAATACATTTCCGAATATAGTCCAGGTCAGTCACGGCGGAAAGAAAAAGGTAGACAGAATTACTTGGGCGCTACAGGGACGGTTGGAACACGGAAGAATTACTTTTGCGGATAAGCCTTACTTAGAGCACCTAAAGGACCAGATGGGAGATTTCCCTAACCCTCTAGCCCACGATGACTTGTTGGATGCTTTGGCTTATATTGACCAGATAGCTACGGTGTCGTATTTTGAAGACTTCATTATCGACGACTCGTATGCTGAACCCTTAGACTTAGTAGCAGGACTTTAACCATAATGTCAGAAAATCAAGCGAAAGACGATCTTGCTTCCTGGGTTACTGAACGAGTAGACCAGTGGGAAACGTGGCGAGATAATAACTACAAGGACAGGTGGGATGAGTACTACCGTCTTTGGAGGGGTATTTGGCTTGAGGTAGATAAGAACCGTTCTTCGGAGCGTTCACGAATTATTTGCCCTGAACTTTCTCAGGCTATTGAAACTTCCGTTGCTGAATTGGAAGACGCTACGTTTATACGCGACCGTTGGGTTGACGTATCGGACGACGTAGCTGACCAGGATAAGCAGGACATTGCTTCTGCTATTCGCCTTGTCATGGACGAATTTAATCTTTACGGTGTTCCAGACAAGATTAGCGAAACGTATTTCAACGGTGCCCTTTACGGCACTGGTATTGCAAAGATTGTCGTAGAAAAGATAGCCCAGAAGTCTGTCGATGAGTACGGGATTATGCCTTCGATTGTCACAGAAGACAAGTTCTGTGTAAAAGTAATTCCTATTTGCCCAAGAAATTTTGCTATCGACCCGAGTGCCGCATCCATTGATGAGGCTCTTGGTTGTGCCCACATTTTGCGTGTTCCGTTGTCTTCTGTTCTAAAGAAGGTAGCTAACGGTACATATCGCTCAGACATTGAAGTAAATCCGTACAACGATACGGTAGAAGATTTGAATGCGCTTGGAGAAACAGAGTCCATTGACTCTGGTGCCGATTCCGTAAAGGTTGTGGAATATCACGGCCTTGTTCCAAAGAGCATGATTTCCCCCAAGGAGCAGATGTTCGCAGACCTGGGGGAACAGGAAACGCCTGATACCACTATCAAGACCAAGAGTGCGGAAGAAATGGTCGAGGCCATTGTTACCGTTATCAATGACTCTATTGTGGCACGAGCAGTTGAGAATCCTTTTCTCTTTGGCGACCGTTCT